CTATACTTGATGGGTATAGACCTCTCAATGTGTATGATTTAACAGTATTACCGTTTCTGTCAAGGTGGTCAACAAAAGCGTCAACTTGATAGTCAACAGGATTTGTTAAGCCTTCATTGTCAGTCATATTATTGATACCGTTCTGCCATCTTTCGAAAGCATTTCTTAACTTAAAGTTAGTATCATTAAATACTGTAACTGACCAAGCAGGAATGGTTCTATCACCAGCTATCTTAATTGATCTACCTCTAAAAGGTACATTGATATTAGCGACAGTCATTTCTGGTATTGTTGTAGCTCGACATAAAAACGCTAAGTCTTCTATTTCGCCACCAACTTGTGCGTAACCAGGAAAAGGCATTGTTACCTTAAACTGATTGGCTCTAGCGCCACCACCAGCAAGTTTAGCTTTGAAGTCATTTATATTAGGCATATTTTATTTCTCCTTCTCTACTATTAACCGCCAGCGACTTCTTCAAAAGCCACGCCAGTTCTGGTTGCGACGAATTGTAAAGTGATAAAGTTGATACTTCTAGCAGGTTTAATGAAAATCTCCGCTATAAATTCATTTCTATCAATTACTTCGCCTGTGTTGTTAGTTTCATCACATACTACTAAAAAGTCTGTGATACCTCGTCTACCTTGTACTTCTCTTAAAAAAGGTTCTACAATGTTTCTAAAATTCGCTCTTGTAAATTCATCATTGAACTCAAAAAGTTGGAATTTAGAAGCAGTTGAAATCGCCTTTTCTAAAGTGATAAACAATCTTCTTACGTTGATTCTATCAAAAGCACTTGGAGAAGAAAGACCAGTTTTATCTCCGAATAATACAGTTCCTTGACCTGGGAAGGTACAAACTGGATTAACTCTTTTCGGATATAATTGATCTCTTTGAGCTTTAGTTGGGTTGTATGCCAACTTAACAGCGCCTCTTACTATACCTCGGTTAAAACCAGCAGGTGAGTACCAAGCGTCAGCAGTTAAGTCTGTTCTAGCAGCCAAACCAGCCATATCTCCGTTTAGTGGTACATATCTATACACATCATTGTATCTATCATATTGATATTTGTAACCTGAGTCAAAAACAACATATGAAGATGATCTAATGTTATCAAAGAAATCAATAACGTTAGTTGTTTGTGTATTAGAGTTTGTAATGTCAACTACGTCAGCTCTTTCTGGTGAAGCAAATACAACAGCGTCTTTTCTATTTTCAGCGATTGTAATAAGGTTATCAATGTGAGTTGAACCTTCACTTGCTACACCTGTAGCCGCCATAATTAAACCAACATCTACAGTATCAGCGTCTTGGAACTTCTCGTAAGCAGTTTTCAATTGGCCTGTAGTTACACTTGAACCATTTGAACCACCTGATAATGATTCATTAGTTGGAGTGTTCACAGCAGTAAATGTTGTGCCTGAAGCATTGTTACCCCAGTTAGAACCACTTGTGTTGTGATCCATCCAATAAATGTAACTAGATTGATTTTTAATTACAGTTGGATAGTAGTTTGAACTACCTTGTGGAGTTTTAGCGTCAGCCGCTTTTGATAATTTAGAAAATGTTTCAATTACTTCACCTGGAGTACCAGAGATTCCACCGTCTTCGTCAACAACTACAACGTGGATTTCATCACCTGAACCTGATCTATCAGATACATATGCTGAAGTTCCTGGAGCACCATCAACTGAGTCATAATATCTCCATCTTCTTTTTATTCTAGCGTCATCAACAACAGCAGTTTGTAAACCGCCAGCACCTCTTGGATGTTGTACGATTGTCAAAGTGTTTGTTGCTATGTTTGTTATTCTATATTTTTCACCTGTTGAGTAATCAGATGTAGATGCTGTTGCTGAAAATTCAACAATGTCACCGATATTAAAATCAGTTCCATCATCTACATCAACAGTAGTATCTCCGACTGCTAAGTCAGCCTGATCTACAGATGAAATTGTGTCTGCGTTTGTTTCTTGTTCGTAAGCAGAAGCTGAAGGACAAGTAGCAACTGATAAATTGTTGCCCCAAATTCCTGCAGTTCTAGCAGCGAAAGTTCCTACTACACCTGAACCATCTTCGTAATTTGATTCATAGTCATCATTGTTCTTAATTAAAACACTTGAACCTGATGAATTGGCGTTAGTAAGTGATGTATTTGATGCTCGTACTACTCTCAAAGCGTTAGAGTATTGTAGAAAGTTAGCAGCAGTAAAAAAGTATTCAAAGTTAGTTGAATCTGGTTTACCGAATGTATCTACAAGCTCTTGTTCACTAGAAATAGCCACGACCTCGTCTGCAGGTCCTTTATTAAATTGACCAGC